CTCCCTACGCATCTGCTGAACGACTGCCGCCGCGCTAGATGCCTCAAAGACTGCGGCGCGCTTATCGGATGACCAGCGCAGTTTGTAGCCCAGCGCGTGCATCTCTACGGTCATGCGTACCCATTCGGCGCAGTCTCCACGACGGCCAGCCCACTCGGGCCTGCGATAGATGTTGTGAAGTAGTGCCCACGCCCCATAGTGCGCGACCGCGCTATCGAATGCGCGCACCGATTCGGCTGTGCGCGCATCGTCATCACGCGCGCGAGCGCGCCTAGCCTTACGCAACTGGCCACCCATTAGAACGGGATGTCGTCGGTAGCGTCCGGCACCGGCTGGACCGGGGCGGGCGCGATGGGCAGGTCGCTGGCCGGTGCATCCTCGCGGCCGCGCGGTGCGCCCAGCAGTTGCACGTCGTCGGCCAGCACTTCGATGGACTGCCGCTTGCCGTCCTTTGATTCCCACTCCCGCCACGACAGGCGGCCGGTGATGCCGATGCGGTCGCCCTTATCCAGCAGACCGGCCAGCGCCTCGGCCCTGCGGCCGAACGTGGTCACGTCCACATAGTTAGGCTGATCCTCCCAGCGGTCGCCCACCTTGCGCTGCGTGGTGAAGGCCAGGCGGATTTTCAGCACCGCCGTATTTCCTGCTGCCTTCAGTTCTGGCATGCGCGCGCAGCGCCCCACCAGGTTCACGGTGTTCATGTCAGCCGCCATTGTGTACCTCCCCGGTCACGGCGTCGGTTTCCTCATGCCACAGGGACCAACGCAAGGTCAGCGCCCTCATGGCCGTTTCATCATCGCACGCTAGCGCATCGGCTAGCAGGCGCTCGCGGTCGTCCCGTAGGTATGTGATCGGCAGCCCCGCGATGAACTGCCGCCACCCGATTATCTCTACGCACAGGTCCGGCATGACCTCCCAGCCGTAATGCGCGACCATGTGCCCGCTGAACCGTAGGCCGGTAGGCGTGTGCGTCCATACGTTGCGCGTCCCGTCATGGGTCCACGCTCTGCGGCGCTCGCGCCTACGGGGCACGCGCTTACCCATCACGACGCGGCCCGCAATGCGGGCAGGTGACAGGCATGAACGTGCCGAAGGCATCCGACCGCTGCCATAGCACCTGCTGGCCCCAGCACCAGGGGCATGTACGCGGCTCGCTTCGCATCCAGTCCCGCAGGGAATCCGCCCCGCGCTGATGCGTGGCCGTGCCTTCGGGGGACCATCCACGGGGGAACATGGTGTTGCCCATGCTAGTCCTGCCCCGCGACGGCATGGATACCCTGTTGGCGGTCGGCCCATGCGATGCATAGCGCGTCGGCCACGTCCTGCCGCATGTCGTTCAGGCCCGGCACGGTGACGTAGGCACGCCCGGCGCGGATGATGTCACCCGCGCACGCCCTCACAGCGTCCTTACCCGCGATGCCGGACAGGCCGCAGGCCCGCTTCCACTCTGCAGGCGTCGGCCGCCATAGCCCGGCCGTCTCGTAGCGGTAAGCCAGGACACCCGACACGACGCCCGCAGCGTTGGCCACCGACAGCATTGACTGAACACCGCGCCCGCCGCCCACGCGCTCCACCGCGATCTGCACCGGCCGCACGTCGGCGCTGTCCAACTTGCCCGCCACGGTCTGCACCGCCATCACCGCCTCACACTCCAACTGCTGACCGCGTGCGAACGGCACCCACGCCGCCACAGCCACGGCCCCCGTGTCCACGACGATAGCCGCCACGCCCATGCCGGTGGTCTGCACGTCGCACCCTAGGTAGCACGGGCGGCGGCTTAGTTCGATCATGTCGCGCGCGGTCATTCCATCCCCTCGGTGAATAGTGACAGTTGCGCCAGGCGGTCAGCGATAATGCGCGCGTACTCGTCCTCCCGTTCGATGCCCACGGCGCGCACGCCCTCGGCGCGGGCTGCCACCAGCGTGCTACCGCTACCGGCGAACGGGTCGAGCACCACGCCCCCGGGAGGCGTCACCAGCCGCACGAGCCACCGCATGAGGTCGGTGGGCTTGACGGTCGGATGCGTGTTCTGGGCCATGCCTCCCGCGTTGCGATCGGCCCGGCTCGCCTTCGCGGTGTAGAAGAACCGGGACGCGCCGCCCGTGTCGCCGTATCCAACCTGCTGCCCCGTTTCTGCAAGCGTTCCCGCGTAGCCTTTGCCGCCGCCATAGGTGTTTGGCTCACGGCCCGCGCCACGCACGCCAAACCCACCGCCGCGCTCCCCACTCTGCGCGTCCAGCATCGCGGCGGCGGCCTCGTCGAAGGCCACGTTTGCGGGCCAGCGGCCGCCCGGCTTGTAGGTGGCAATCTCGGAACCGATTAGCGCCGACGCCCCGAACGCGCCCGCAATAGACCCCTCGGCGTGCTGCTGCCGCTGCACGGCGTCCATGTTCACGTCCTCGCCGTGAGGTATCCGGCACCCGTCAATGTTCAGCGCCCCCGTGCCGTGCCGCTGCACGTTGGCCGCGACGGTTCCCACTAGCGGTTTACGCGCCAACACGCACGGCTCCCACGCGGGTTTCAGCGCGGTTCCCCATCCCTGCCACTTGCGGGCGTCGGCGGTTGCGGGGGCGGTCAGGTTGTACGGCCCTGACGAGTAATCCTCCGCCCGACCGTTTCCGGGCGCGTCGTTCATCGCCCTGCGCGTGCTGTCTTCGCCGTCGGCGATGCCCACGACTTCCCGCTCGGCCCCTGCCGCCTTGTCAATCGCCTTCGATACGTCCAGCGATTTCGGGAACCCCGACCCGTAAAGCCACGAGAGGCAGTCGCGCACCTCGAAACCGGCGTCCTCTATGCCGCACGTCAGCCGGTGAAAAGTGCGCGTGCCGCCGAAGGCGAGCAGGTGCCCGCCGGGCTTTAGGACGCGCAGGGCTTCGGTGGCCCACGCGCGGTGCCAGTCCTGCATGATACGCCCCTGATGCGCCGCCACATTGGGCCAGATCGCGTCAGGACCGCACTCGCACTTGCGCCCCTCGTGATCCCACTTCCACCGCGAGCAGCGCCCGCACTTCACATTGGATGACGCGCTGTAACTGGCGAGCCGAAAGCCCTTGAATCCGGCCTGATTCCCGAACCCAACGTGTGACGACTTGCCAACGTCCCCAAGTCGGTCCCACTCCTTCCCCATGAACTCCAGCCCGTACGGCGGGTCACACACCACCGCGTCCACGCTGTCGGCGTCCATTTCGCGCATGACTTCCACGCAGTCCCCGACGTACAGCCGCACGTCGCCGTCGTCTAGGTACGGCGCGCGCAGCGTCATCGGTAGCCAACCCATGCGCGCAGCCGTGCCACTTCGCGCTCCACCAGCGCCAGCCGTGCCTCGGTTGCCAGCCGCCGGGTGTGCGCGTACCGGTAGGCCGCGCGGGCTGCGTCACGGTCGGCCAGCAGTTGCCGCAGGTCGTCGGCGGCGCGAGTGTTCACATAGGACGCCACGCGCTCGGGCGTACCGTCCAGCGCCGCGCGGATGCGGTCGGCCGTTTCGTCGTCGGTCATGCGTCCCGCCTTTCCCACTTGCACGATGGGCACGGGCTACTGGCAGCGATTAGGTCGGCGCACGCCGGGCACCGCATCAGGTCATCACCGGCCGCGACGTGACCGCGCACCGTGGGCGGCGTCTTGCAGCCGCAGGTGTCGCACGGTGTCGCCCAGCCGACGCGCTGCCAACATGGGAACTCGCAGGAACTATGGCAGCGGCAGCCCGTGGGCCGCGTCAGTATGTGGCCGGTCATGCGCCACCACATCCCCAGCCGGACCATCCGCGCGTGATGGGCCAGGCTGCGACGGCTACCGCTATCTGCTGCTGCGGTGTCGCGGTCGCGGGGTACGGGTAGCCCGTGGCCCTCGCGCCGTATGCGTATGTGCTGCGGAACATGCCCAGCATGCCAATCCAACGTCCATGCGGAAAATGGCGCGGGTTTGCCCCTGTCTCGCACTCGGCTACACGCCACGCCTTCGCATAGGTTCCCGGTCCACCGATGCGCTCCACGCGCTCGCGGATTTCCTGCGGCGTCGGATTCGGCGGCCACGGCATCCGCGCACGGGCGGCAAGGCACGCGGCGCGCGACACCTTGCCGGGCGTTGCCTTGACCGGGTGCGCCGCGCATGGGCGTGCGTTCTCGGCGGCCGCGACGGGGGCGAACCCTAGCGCCGCCCCCATCGCAATGGCCACCGCCAGACGGTCCCGATGGCCCCGCAGTCTGGTGACGGGTGAAGGGAGCGACCGGGCAAGCCCCGCCCCGGTACTACCTGCCTCGCGCTCGGTTTCCTTACGCACCATGCCTAGCCCCTCCCGCCTGCAACGGCCAGCCACAGCATGATTATGCCCAGCATGATTACCAACAGCCCGAGCGGTTCCATCATCCCATCCCTCCGCGTATGTCGTCGGCCAGCATCAGGTATGCACATGCATCTACGAGGTCGTCGCGGTTTATCCTGCCGCTCGCCCGTACCAGTTTCATGCCCGCCAGCATCAGGGCCACGGTGTCGGCCGGGATGGTGTCCATGCCCAGCAGTTCGGCCCACACCGACCCGATAGCGGCCAGGTTGTCGGCGGCGTCCCCGTAGTCGGCCTGCCGGTC